CGCATTTGCTCCATTTGCATGTCAGCCTGCAATGCCTGCTGGTCAGATTGCGCCTTGGCCTGCGCTTTGCCCTGCTCCAGCTGCATTTGCGCCTGGATCTTCTGCTGCTCAGGATCTGGTGGCGGTGGCTGGCCCTGTTTCTGCTGGATACTGGCCTTGATCTTGTCCAGGGTCTCGTCGATCATCCCCTCGACACCCTTACCCACCTTGAAGGCGGTCACGCCGAATTTCATCAGCTCGATAATCATCGGGGCCACTTCCGGCGAACTTTGGATAATGGGCAGCGCCTTTTCCAGATACTGGCCCACCGCGCCAAGCATTTCCATGCGGTCCTGCTTTTCCTGCGATTCGTCCATTTGAACCAAGGAATCTGCGGCAATCTCGATACGGAATGAGCGCATGGGGTTGCTTTTCAGCATCTCCAGCGCCTGCGGCACCATCTGTTTATCCTGCTCGCTGAGCTGATCCGCGGCGCTGATTTTCATCAGGGTATCCGGGTCGAACTTGCCGCACATGATCTGCGCCTTGAGCTGAAGTACTTCTGTGGCGAACTGGGCCACGTCATGCTTCATGCTGTTGAGGCGCATGGAGGCGTATTGCCCCTTGATCTGCTGGGCCGTAGCAGTCTCCGAGGCGACGGACTGGCCGCGCACAATGTCTGCCAGGCCGGTAATGTCGTAGATTTGCTGCTTGACCTGTTCCATGGCCTGATAGGCCGTCGTCAGCGCTTGGGCGATGGGAACCAAGTCAACCAGATCAATAGCACCCTTCAGGCCCTGCTTTTCAGCAAAGGCGGCGAAGTTCTTGATAGGAATCAGCGTATTGTTTTCACCTTCGGTGAACAGCCGCGCCAGTTCCGTAAACTCAGCGTTATAGACGCCGCGCACCTTCAAGGCGTTAATCAGCCCGTTGATCCGTTCGGCTAGTGTATCTAGCTCATTGGCCTGATCCTGATACAGCGCGAAATCAGGCACCGGGACCAATGAATCATTGGTCAGCGTGGCATAGAGAGGCCGGGGGCACGGCCAGAATCCCTCAACCTCAAGCGGATCGTCCTTTTCGTCGACAAACCTACCGAGTGATTTGGACAGCCAGCGGGCTTTCTTGTCTTCAATGCACCAGATTTCATAAATTAGGGCGCGGGCATATTGCTCGCTGGCCTGCGTTTCACCCTTTTTCATGTCCTCGGGACGTGAATCCAACGGAATTTTACTGCCAAGCTCCTCTCCGAAGCGCTCAATACAGGCCTCGCGGGTCAGATAGACCTTGCGCCAGACGCCGGTGACCTCTTCCCATGTGCGGGCGACGGTATGGCCGAAATCGCGCCAGTGAACGTAATCCACCGGGGCACATTCGTAGTCAAGCTCTTCCTCCGGCTCGTCAATGTCCTCTGTGACCTGTGCGCCATCTTCAGGCAGGCCCAGCTGCACGGCCTTGATATGCGGCTCATAACGCGCCCATGCGGTCCCACGGCCACCGAGAAAGCGATCCTGCACGCAGGCCTTCAGCGATGAACGGTAATCGGGGTAGTTCTGAATCTCGAAATCAAGGGCGCGCTCGATAATCAGGGAGGCCACGCGGCCCACCGGGTCGTTATCCTTGAAGCGCCTGGAGACATCGGGTTGTGGCAACCGGGCATAAGTCGCGGGTATCAGCGTCTGCACATTGGACCAAAGGATATTGAACTTGGTCAGCGCATCGGACTTGACGCGGCTTTCGTCGCGGTAGCGCTTGATGATCTTGTCGGCGCGGCCTTCCCACTTCTTGAATTCGCGCTCATAGGCCGCGATGTGGTTAATCCACGGTTGGACGTCAGTTTTCTTTTCTTCGGCCATTATTGATAGAAGAAGGTGACGTTAAGCGTGTTGGCAATCGTGGCGTAACAGGCCGTAGACATGGAAGCCGGGAAGGCATGCCAGCCAATAACCGGGGTAATCGTGCCGCTGATGGCCGTACCTCCAGAACCGCCATCTCTCAGCACAATCGTGCCGCCTGTGGTGGAATTGACATAAAAACCAATCAACGTGCCAGGATTCAGCGATATTGCGCCGCTGGCCGTCAGGTTAATCGGCGCGCCGCACATCGAATTGGTTACTGCCATGTCAGATTCTTCCTGATTGTTTTGGAACTGAGTTCCACATTTCATTCAAAGAAACCGTCTGCTGCCCCACGACGATTCCCCTTATCGGCTCCAGCCGCGGATCGCTCTTGACCTCTTCCCGCCAAGCAATCGCCATCATCCTGAAAGCGTCTGCCGGGTGGCTTGTCCAGTCATGCCGCGGGCGATCCCTGAATGCCTTCTTATCCTCGTCATACTCACGCTGATATTGCCTGAGCGCCTCAATTCCGGGCTCTGTGATGGGGTCAAACCATACTCTCGGCAACATCGCCCGGGCGGCCTGAATACCATCCTGGATACTCAAATCAGGCACAATCGCCAGCCCCTTCCATTCTCCCAACTCCGCGGCCATCTGCTCGACAATCGATTTGCCACCGCTCGCCAGGGTTTTAGCCTTGGCATCATGCGGTAACCAGTGCGTGCCATAGTTATATGGCTTGGATTTGATCAAATCCGCATAGTATTTGACCGATTCGCCGCTGGATGCATGAAAATCAATTACCCGAACCTCACCGCGCGCGACCTGATACCACCAAATCGCAGTATCGTCTTTATATCCCAAATCCCACGCAGTATGTACTTTTATCGCATTATCTTGCGGAATTGGTATTATTCTACCGTTTTCGGTTAATTCTCTAAGCTCTTTTCCCCAAAATGCGCCGGGCAGTGCCGCCTCAAAGTCGCATTCCATTTCCTGCCGGTAGGCGTCCTCATTCAATTCTTTTTGGAGCGCCTTGATTTCGGAGGGCGGCAATATGCCGCTGTCACTGGCCTTAATGCGCAGCGCAAGCCATTCAGGATCATTCAGGGCGTTTTGATATGTCACCCAGAATTGATTGCGGCCTTTGGGTGTGCCGATAATGATGGCCCAGCCGTTGCGGTCAGCCAGAGCAGGGCGGATCACATAACCCCAGACGCTGGGCTTCCAGTCCCCAAACTCATCGGCCACAATGCCGCTAAATGCCAGGCCGCGCATTCGGTCTGCGTTATCAGCACCAAAAAGCTGGATTCGATTGCCGTTCGGATAATCAATCCTGAGTTCGGCCTCATTGGTCGTTACGCCGGGGATTGGGCGGGAGAACTCTTTCAGATAATCCCATGCTACCCCCTTAGCTTGGGCGTAGAAAGGGGCCACATAAGCATAGAGTTGCCCGGAGCGGGCGTCTGTCAGCGCCGCCTTGATCAGCTCATTGACGCAGGCTACGGTCTTTCCGGCCCTACGGTGAGCCACCACACAAGCCCAGCGCACCTTGCGATGGTGCAATGGCCTGAATGCCTCCCGCGGCGAATAGTTGATTACGATCCGAGCCACGTAAATTCGTGCTTCATGGCCTCGCCATCTTTGCCGGTGTGTTCAGTGCGGGCGAGTTTTGGGGCGGCATATTCTGCCAGCTTAGCCAAAAGGTCAAGCGCTTTCTCAGGTGCCGGCTTCACCTCGCCATGGCCCTCGGCAACCTGTGTAAGCCACGTACCGACGTTATTGCGGTTTTCCTCTAACAAGGCCTGAACCGTCTCACGGAACTCCCTGGTGGCCTTGTTTACGGACCCCTTGGGCCTTCCCATGCCAGCATTAGGCGGCTTTGGGCGTGACATCAGTATCCGGCACTACATTAGTGCAAAGCAAAGGGTTGATTCGGCTGTTATCCATGATCACATAATCAACTGTCGAATGCTTGGTAGTGAATGCCAACTTCGCGTCAATGAGAATCAACAGATTCTCGTCTGTGTTCATATACCGCTCCCGGCGGCTTATTGTTATCTTGTCGTCCATGGAGTAGTCCATATTGACCCCTTTGTGAGTAATTACTAACTTGTTGCAGTATTTGACCGCATCACACCCAACCATGCGGCGGTTACGTTGCTGTTGTCATCACTGACTGCTGTGCATCTAAGGCAAAAATCCGTCTTTTCGGGAAGGATCAGCCCAGGCTCGCCATCATGGCGGTATGGGAAGGCATCACTTGTCGCTAATTCCAACGGAAGGCGATAAAACCCATTTGGCGATTGCACAAAAGTGGCGAACTTGGCAAAGCGACTATCTTTGGTCACGCTATTGAATCCAAAGAATTGGCTGATGACCTGTAGTGTAAACCCTGCTGGCACTGTGAATATCGATTGCTTGGTAATACCGTAACCAAGCGGAATAATTGCCCTGGTCGTCCCAGCGCCTGCATCCCTGATGGTTAGTTCGCCAGCATTCACCTTGCCAGTACCTGCGCTGGCTATTAGCGCAGCGTTTATGCGAAATAAGCTTATCGGGATGGCTACTGCGGTTGTGCCGTTTAGAGTGATCGTTTGCGATACTTCGGCGTAATTGATATCCAGCCCCTGAATTACTACCGTGCGAGCCCCTGTGCCTGCTGCCGCATCGTTTGCGCTGCCGCTGACAATCTCTAGGGCGGTTGCCGCTGTCATCCATGGGTATGCACCGCCGCCTGACCAGACATCCTCCGGGACGCTCAGAATATCCACGTCAGGGTTATTACCTAATGCAGCTATCCGGCGATATCCAGTGGCGAGACTAAA